TTACATCAGCGGCTTTTGCCCGCGCTGCCACCAGCGCAGCAGAAGCTTATCGGCGCTTTCCGCCGCGCTGCCGGTAAACCGCTCGAGCATTTTCTTACGCTGCTGATAGCGCACGCTGATAACCTCGTGCTTATCCATCAGCCCCAGCAGAAGTTCATCGCTGGTTTCCACCGCGTCCACAAGGCCTTTTTCCAGCGCCTGAACGCCGTACCAGTGTTCACCCGTCGCTACCTGCTCGATATCCAGCCCGGGGCGCATCTGGTGGACAAAATCTTTAAACAGCCGATGAGTATCGTTGAGGTCTTCGCGAAATTTCTGCCGCCCTTCTTCGGTATTTTCACCCAGCATCGTCAGGGTGCGTTTGTACTGCCCGGCCGTATGCAGCTCAATGTCGATATCTTTATTTTTCAGGAAGCGATTGATGTTGGGAATTTGCGCCACAACGCCAATAGAGCCCAGGATAGCAAAGGGTGCACTGACGATTCTGTTCGCCACGCAGGCCATCATATAGCCGCCGCTGGCCGCGACTTTATCGACCGCGACCGTTAACGGGATCTGCTTGTCGCGCAGGCGCTGCAGCTGTGAAGCCGCCAGGCCGTAACCGTGAACCACGCCGCCTGGGCTTTCAAGGCGAATGACGACCTGGTCGCGCGCTTTTGCCGCCGCCAGAACGGCGGTGATTTCTTCGCGCAGGCTGCTCACTTCATGGGCATCCATACTGCCTTTAAAATCCAGCACCCAGACGCGCGGCTTGACGTCCGGCTCTGGTGTGCCGAGCTTCGCCCGCGCCTTTGACGCCTTTGCTTCCTGCTTGAGCTTTTTCTTTTGCGCTTTATGCCACAGCTTCTGCTGCGGCCCATCGAGCAACGAAACCGCCAGCTCTTCCTTCATCTCCTTATATTGCTCGCTAAGATTGGTGACCCGCAGCTCGCCGCGCTGTTTTTTGCGCTGAGTCAGGTTAACAATAATGGCGACGATAACCGCAATTGCGACAACGATGGTCGCGATTTTGGCCAAAAACAGGCCATATTGAGCAAGTAATTCCACGTTTTCACCTTGTGTAAACCGCTGACGTTGGCGCACAGTGTACATCAGCCGTCGGCGAGAAGTCTTTGTGCTTTGTGTCGCACGCGAGGCGCCTTCCTGTTTTTTTCAGCGACGATGAAATCGTTGCAAGATATTAATTCCGCGAAGAGTTTCCGCTTCGCCGATTGCAATAGCGGGCGCTTTCAGGCATAAAGAGAAAGAAAAACACGAAATAACAATAAATATCAACAAGTTAATAAGAAATGAGATTAAAAAATACACTGCAATTTACTACATTTCACTACAAATCCAGTCACTATTTATCAATTACTTAAGACTTCTTTTTGACCTGCAATCAGATACATCAGACAGGACTTGCATCCTGCCTAAGATCGTTAATCGCATGTGTTGCGACTCCGAGCACCTCAACATCATCCAAAGCTTCACCTTCAATACTTTCCCCTTCAACCGTGATGAACGACTGGCCCATCAGCTTTGCAAACTGCAGTTCGCCCGCGCAACGGATAAGTACAACGCTTCCCTGCGTCACCTTCAGCGATAAATCGAGAACAACATAGCCGCGGTCAGTCTGAATAACCTGAGAGTTAGCGCTGATATCACATGCGGCCGTGACTGTCATCGCCGTCTCAATATAATCAGCCGCTGGCGACGGAAATGGGCCCATTACATCACCCTCCCCATGTTGCGGAGAATCCACAGTCGATTCTCTGTGTGCTCCGGCGTTTTGTCAGCAAAGCACGACTGATAGCGCTCTATCCAGCGATTGGCCTCGGAGTAGGATAAGTGGATGCCACGACCTACAAGCGAGGATACGAAATCCCCGGTGTAAAGGTACTGGTAGCCTTTCGAGTTCCGAAGAATCGAATCCCGAAAGGCTTGGTTGATGTCTGACTGACGATGCATGATCAGCCCTTCCATAAATACTGTTTATGCATACAGTAATTTTGTTTAAAGGGTAGATCAAGAGAGGTTGCGGCTATCAATTTTCATGGCAGCTGCAAGTTTCTACAATCACTGTATTAACCCAAATCGTTAATGCCCCATGCCGCATTAAGATACGCACTGATGCTGTCGATAACAGATGCTACTTCGGCCTGGGTTAGTGCTGCTTCAAAAATCAGCTCCATGCCCATAGTGATATCCGCTCCGGCTGGATACGCTGCACCAGCATGATGCGACCCTATCCTGATGGTTCTGCCAGTGTATGCAGTCCTGTTGGTTAGCGTACGTGAACCTTGCCATGCAAGCGCACCTCCCTGCCGCCCACCGATTCTGGCAATGTTATTATCGCCGTCAATCAGTGACACAAAGGCCGCCCATTTCGTCACGTCATAATTGGTCGTGAAATTATTAATCATGTTAGTCGGGGTGGCATTGTTGTCTTCAACAAAGGCACCATACAAACTCTGCGACGAAAACATGAAAGCAAGGCCATCCCCCCGGTAGACGATCGGTGAGCCCGAGTAATTGTAGTTCCCCATCATGAACGCCTGTTGCTGCTCGGTGGCCGCCGTCGGTTTTACCGGCTTACAGATCACGATATGGGTCTGGTTCCTGGTAGACACCCTGCCTGTATCGAAACAGTTACTGAAATTACACACAGCGCCAAAGGTCGGGGAAATTGTCGGTGTGCCTACCATGGTCAGCGGAGTGGCGCTGTCAGCCAGATTCCTGATGCTCAGCGCGGCATTGCCGCCCTGGACATGCATACCCTTCAGTCCGGTAGTGACAGGCAAATCGGGCAGCATAAAATGCCCCTTTTTGGGGTGGCTTCCTGGAATAACAATGTCGCCCAGTTTTGGAATATAAATTGTGCTCATATTTTTTAGCCTTTAATCAGCGCGTTATTAAGGGATGAAGCGATCATGTTTCCGCCAACGGTGCTCGGGTGCAGGTTATCAATGAAGCAGCCAAGCCCGTTCATTTCCGTCCAGGTGTCGAACAGGTCATAAATACTGAAAAACTCACAGTTCAGCGTCTGAGAGAGGTCGTACATTACGTCACGGAAATCAACGAGCGGTGTTACCGCGGTGCCGTTGGTTCTCGGTGGAGCCATGAGGATGAAACCCACGTCAGGCAGTACAGCGCGACAGGCGGCCATATAGGTTTGCAGCGCAGTGCGAAATGTCTGGGTTCCGGTTGAAATGCGGTAGTCGTTGTTACCAATGACGATAGCGATCACGTCAGGCTGAATGGTGCTGAGGTATTCCGAGATTTTGTCGGAGAACAGCAAAAACTGATCGGCGAGAATCCCGGCATTACCAGCCTTGCTCATCACGCAACCGGCAACGCCAGAGCGCCAGAAGTAAAATCCATGAATGGCCACGCGCCCGGTATTCCCGTCAGTCTTGGTATAAATCGTCCTGACCTCATCCGTCATGCCTGTCAGTAAAACGGATTTCGTCGTGCCTGTATTTCCACACACAACAGTTGTCCACTGTGTCACCCCGCCAACGTCGTAGCCGTACTGAAAGGTGCCATTCAGGTCCTGATAATAAATACGGCAATCAGTACAGCGGACATTAGTCACGTTGAAATAGGCCGTGTTCGTTGTGGTGTTGATGGACTGGCCGTCAATGCCGCAACCATAAAGCGGGGCGCCGCTCGTTGGCGAGGCGTCATATAAATCCCAGCCGGCAGAGCGAAAGATATTTGAACCATCCCGCGAGGCTCCATAGTTCACAGTTCGCCAGCCTAAACCAGCGTCACCATACTCACCGCTCAGTACGCCTGCAATAGCGGTCGCAAGTTCATTATTCTGCGTCCAGCTGTCACCTGTGAGAAGGAAATTAGGCTGCGTAGCCATCCCGGCTTTGAGTTGGGATTTTTTGGCTTTCCAGCGCCACAGCGTGCGACTGTCGGTATGCAGCGGCATGTTGTAATAGGCGGTATACATGCGGCGCTGGTATGCGCTGGCCAGTGACGCGCTGATATTTGGGCCGACCCCGCCAGCATCAAATTTTCCATCCTGAAACCAGAACAGTACGTTATCAGCACCATCAGTCATGCCCGGAACGAATCCCGCCGATACAAGCGGGACCGCTTTATTAAGGGCGGGTGAAATAATGGAGTTAATATAGTTCCATATTTTTGTTTTAAAACTCTCGGAAAGAATAGATACATCGAATCCACTATCCCACCAAACCGGAACGTTATTATTGGTATCAATAAACAGAGGAAAGAAAGCGTTTGATACATCATCTATCTGAGAATTAAGTGCATCACCCAGCCGAGAATGAACGTCATCATAAATCATCTGATAGAGAGCTAATGAAATTCTGGATACCGCGAAACCATCATCCCACCAGACAGGGACGTTATCAGCACCATCAGTGAAAAATGGGAAGTAGTTATCGCTGACGTCACCACTCACAATAAATTTACTGATGAAATCAAAAACCGCGTTGATGGTCTCCTGTGACGGCATCTTTCTGCCGGTAGGCTGTAACGTACCCGCATTATTGATGTACTCATCTGCAAGAGAGCTTCCATCAGTGCTACGTACATAAGTAGCTGAGCCTGCAGGTATATTCGCGATATCCGCCTGCGCAGCCTCCAGGGTCATATACTGCCGGCTGAGAGGGATCAGGTTCTGCCGCGTTTCCTCAACGACTTTATCCCCTTCTGCCTTGATGCCGTCAACGGTGTAATGTTCACCGCCGAGGCGATCTGTATATTTATGCTCTGTACTGGTGACAACCTTATCCAGCATGGCGCCGGCATAAACTGCATCCCGAATATCCGTACTTGGCGCCGGATTGTCGGTAGGTGTTGGTAACGGTACTTCTGCCATTGTGCATGTCGCCCTATAAAAGGCGCACGAAGCCCTCAGAATTGAATCTAATGGTGTGCGCGAAGGTTGGTAATTACTGCTGTGTGTTACGGATAAATCGAGTCTGAATATTCAGAGAGGGTTAATGTCTGGGTGTCGTCGCCATTGGGTTTGGCTGTTTCAACGCGCCAGATAGTGGAATTAAGTTCTGTATCGGTGGCGATGAAGTACCGGCTTGCGTTCTGCACCGTCGTCCGGTCGTAAATGTTCAGGTCGAACGCATCCGCTGCGGCCTGAAACGCTTTAGGCCTTCCGGTTACGGGGTATGCTCGCCAGCGTCCGCGATAATTACCGAGACTGTCAGTCATCACCACCCACATATCGCCGAGAGAGAAGTCGATACGCTCAGAGGTACTGAACACATCCCCGCTACGGGCTGTGATATAGCCGTTCTGCTGCTTGTTGTCGTACATATCAGGGCATTGCACCACTGCGCCGCGGATAACCTGCGTTGATTCCAGAACTTTCACCGTCATACCGACGCGCGATAGAAGAACACGGCGCGCTTCCAGCCACGCCCGGTCCTCCGCCTGCGTTTTATTACGACAGCCGTCAAGACTGATCTGCAGCGCGTTAATGGTCGCGTCCCCGACCTCGACGATGCCACTCTGGTCAATCTGCAGATAGATGTACGACTTTTTATTGGTGAGCGGGTCGACATAATCCAACGTGACGCCGTCATAGCCGCCCGGCAGTGACATAGTCCATGTGACCTTATACTCGTCCCAGAACATGTTTGAGCGCGCAAAAACAGCATCCGGATTCGCCACTTTCTCATCACGCCAGAACGTCAGTACATCGCCGATATTGTTCCCGTCTACGCGGGCCACATTGCAGATGGTTTTGATTCGCTCCCCAAGGGAGAGCTTTTCATCCGAGAAGGTGTAATCGAAGTAACTCAGTTCCGGAACGGTTATCGAGTCAGCAATGGCGTACAGAGTCGCTACATCGATGCTCGAAACGTCCTGCTTACCGATGACTATCCACTCGTGCAGAACCGCGTCGGCAAAAGACCGGCTCGGGCGCAACGTGTAGTCAATCAGGCCAGTAGTCCGGTCATAACTGATGGTATGGCGCTGGGCGAGCATATTGTATTTCTGCTCGCGGTTGCTGTTGCTGTTGTTCGGCCCTTTGATAGTGACCTTCGCGATAGTGTCATCTGGATAAACCACGTTTTCACGCGTGTTGACCGCGTGAATCGCCATCAGCGTGACGACGTTTCCATCGTTGCTGTTATCCAGACGCTCAATTGTCACCGCGTAACGCCCGGCGCCGGCGGCTGGCGTGTATTTGTGTGAGGTGCGAAAATACCGGGTTGTTACCTGAAAGTCGTTATCGAAGAAGTAATCGTACTGCTCGGACGTTCCGGGTATTTGATTGTTGCTGTCGTCAACCTTCCAGAACCTGATCCGGTACCGTGACGTGCCGGCAGTTGCTCCCAACTGAACCATGACATGCACCCAGACCTGCGATGACTCAATCGGAGATACAGATGGGCCAATCACCAGCGGCGTCTGGTCGTTCAGAGTGAACAGCGTCAGGTTGATGGTTGCGTCCGCCGGCAGCGTGGTGATTTCCCCGGTCATATCGCCAAGATAAAACGTCGTATATGGCAGAGTGTCTGTACCGATGAAGCTTTCCGAATAAACAATGTTTCCGCTACCGGTCACATTACGGGTTACCGGGCTACCGCCGGCGTTCCAGGTCGCATTAATCACGAACGTCACCGGGTGCGGAACGGCCAGCGCGGCGAAGTACGTGAAGTTGTCATCGTTCGAGAGCACCGTTGCCTTGAGCTGGTTACTCTCTATCACCAGCGCCGTCGGCGCTGTAGTCGTCGCTGTCTGGGCCGGGAAATCCTCGCTCTCGTTCAGGCCGGGGACTTCTTCGTTATCGACGTCGTCAAACTGATACCCGACATCGATAGTCCCGATCGTCACTCCTGGGTCAAACGTCTGGTAGCTGGCTCCGGCCAGGCTGCCGAGGTTTGATTCTGAGTAGCGCACAGAGGAAATGGTATATTTCCCGTAGCCGACCTCAAACCACTCGGTGATGTATTTGTTGTTATCGATAAACTCAAACAGCGCCTGTTGAATCAGGTCCGGAAAGACGCGGCACTGGCCGTAAATATTCGGACGCCCCTTGTAGAGCCGCGCCCGGTTAGTTTGCCCCGTTGCATCGTTGTTCGGAGACTCGCCGGTTGAAATAGAGGGTGATGATGCAGTCTGCTGTCCGGTGATTCCCGCCAACACCTTCTTGGTGAAGCGGATCGGGTTAAGGTGCTCTATCGGATTAAGGAGCGTCTTAATCAGGCCGCCGCCCTCTGGCTGGTCGAATACCGAAACGACATCGCCAGCGCGCAGCAGACAGGACAGGTCAAAATCATCATCCAGCTTACGGCCGTTTAGCTTCACCACGACGTTGTTATGCAGCTTCAGCTTGTCGAGCAAGGCGATCAGTTGAGTGCCTGGCTCTTCCGATCCGCGTTGCTTAGGTGCGCCAGGAAGGCGCTGCAGCTCATATCGAACCATGCACCAGATACTCCACTTTGTTATAGATTTTCTGAAGGATGACCGCGCTGTCCGTGCGGACAAAACCGAACTCGCCGCGGGAGTGCAGGCATTTCCCCGGATTAATCATTACGCCGACGTGCGCTGGCTGATTGCCGTAATAGAACACCGCAAGGCAGCCGGAAACCGGCACCGGAACCCGGCGCCAGTGTTCGAACTCCTCTTCGTAGCAGGTGATGAAATCTAAGCCAGATTCATAGCCGGCGACGTGGTGGAGCTCCAGACCCAGAACATGCCGGTAATACAACACCACGAGTCCCCAACAATCCAACTCATCAAAGGTGCAGGCGCGGTTAGCCCAGGGCTTGCCATTAACCAGCCCGATAAATTCTCTCTGTGTCATACGGTAATCAGCCCAGGATAGTCTTTCGTGGTGTAAATGATGGGGTTGGCCAGCGTAAGCGGGTTGGTCTTGCCAGAGTTCACAGTGACGTTGCTGCCGTCTGCGCCGACGTCTTTCACAAACAGCGACCAGGTCTTCATAGGCGTAGCGTCACCGATCGCATTCCATTGCTGGTATTTGCAGGTAATGGGCGTCATGCGCCCAGCACCCGTCCAGTTCTTCAGCGTGCTCCTGACGTCCTCGGCGCCCTGCAGGAACGTGATAGCCATTGTGATGATGGCCGATCCGTTCTGCGTGGGCTCTGTAATTTCGAAGGCTGCAGGCTGGTAAACGTTCCCGCCGAACGTCGCTTCACGAAACAGCTTATTGACCACACGGTAATAGCCGAACGCCGGATGATAAAACTCAATGGTCTGCTTGATGTCGCTCGCCGGCCTTCGCTCTTTCCATTCTCTCAATGTCGGCATTAGTCAGCCCTCGGCATAACAGCAGTGACCAGATAATCCAGCCAATAGCCGTAGTTCTCTGGCGCCTCAACAATCCAGTCGTCGTAGTCCTCGGTAATGTCCTCAATACCGTTACAAATGACGCTGGCCGTCCAGGTGACGATGTTCCCGTTTTTGCTGGTCTGCACTGGCATACTGATGAAATGCAGGGTCTGCAGCTGCACGCCCTGCGTATCGCCGAGGTCAATCCGCATCTGGAACCAGTTACGGCCACGGTCGCAGTACGTCGGTGAGCGGAGCCACGATTTAAACCGCTCGGCCTGCTGCAGCGTGAATTTCCACTGCAGAGACCAGGTCGATTTAAGGTCGGTGGTTAGTGGCGTGAAGATGACAGGCCCGACTGCCGGCGTCGTCGTCTGCCAGGCCGTATCCTGCGTCATGTTCTGGTCTGCGCGCTGAGGAAGCGGCAGCATATCCGGGTATGAAACTGTTGCCACGTTTCCTCCGGGCATAAAAAAGGCCGCGGCTGCGGCACTGATCGAATATCAGGATGTTGCTAAATGTGTACCACTGTTACTGTGTGTTTTTCACACAGAGAAAGGATGGGGTATATGTCAGAGAAATTCAGAGTCAAACTCTCCTGCCCTGATTGCGGCAGTGAGCAATTCATATTTAGCGCCGAACCGCACACCATAGACAATGTCGAGTCCTGTGCATCCTGCGGAAGGGCTATCAGCAAAAACGATGTCTTTCGCTACAGCAAAGAGTTCCTGGTTGATACGCTCAGAGACAGGTTGAAGGGAACCAAATTTAAGCTCAAGTAAGGAGATTAGGCTATCAAGTTGCGATTGAGCCTCGCTGGTGTCGACCGATATGGATGCCAGCAATTTTTTATCTTCCATTTGTCTACTCCATTAAAAAACCCGCCGGAGCGGGTTGGTTTAGTAGTCGCCTAATGCTTGCCGGCGGAGGCCGTAGGTGGACTCCATCTGGCTTGACATTGGGCCACCGGTTTCCATGTCGGTAATGAACGTTTCGATCAGCAGTTCGCTTCCATTCTGGCTGCTGCGCGTGTCAACGCTTACCCCGCTGGCATAGTTGTAGACGTTGTTCACGACCTGCAGCGAGCCGCTGCCGCTGCCCTGCAAATCCTTGTTGCTGATAACAGAACCATTATCACCGGGGATCATATACTGGCTGCCATTACTGGCCTTGTAGATTTCAGGCATGCCGCCTTCGCCTACCTGGTACATTGATCCAGCGGATACCGGCCCGCCATTTTTCCTGCCGCCAGCAAGCGTCTTCGACAACGCGAACGCTCCGACAAGCGCAGCTCCCCCGATGATAGCTGCGGCACCAAACGACCCCACAGAAGCGACCAGCGCGGCCGGTAGCCATGCCGCCATCGTCGTGCCGGCAGAGGCTGTACTCGCTGCGGTGGTAGTGGCAAGTGCGCCAACTTGCGTGGCCGTCGTGGCCGCGATGGTGGCTTGCTGCACGCTTGCCCCCATAATCGCAGATTTGGCCTGCTGTAATCCCATCTGGACGAACGTGTTGATAACATCATTCAGAATGGTACTTCCGATTGAGCTAAGGGCATCATTTGCAGACATACTGCCCGTTATCACGCCCGTTAACGCATTGGATGCCTGATTGCCAAATGCGTCGACGGCGGCGCCCAGCGCCTCATAGCCCACGCTCTGCTGAGTGAACAGAGCCCATTGAGCCGCGATCCGCTGCTGCTCATACTGCCGGTCAGCGGCATTCTTAAGCGCCAAGGCATTCTCATGGGCGAGAACTCCTTGCTGCTCGAACTGCTGAATCAAAGCCAGCTCCTGCGCGTGCTGGTTAGCCAGCTGCTGCACCGGGTCAACTTCTGCAAGCGCCTGCTGGGTGGGGTTAACCACCTGCTGAGAGCGTATTTTGGCAAGGTTGGCCTGATGCTGCTGCTCCATCTGCTCAGTGGCTGCGTTGTACTCCTGCAGATCAATCTTCCCAGCATTCAGCGCGGCTTTCAGGTTCTGCATGGATTCGGCGTAGGATTTATTCTCCGCCTGCTCCGGCATGGCCTTGAGCGCTTCGGTTACGCCCCTTGCCGCTGCTGCTGCATCAATGGCGGCTGCCTTATACTCTCTGGCTTGACGCTTTTGCTCATCCGTAGCATGCGCGCCAAGGGATTGCTCAGCCCTGAGTAATTGCTGCTCTCTTGTTAGCCCCTCTGTCGAATCAGCTGCAAGCACCGATTCCTGTCGAAGTTGCTCAAGCTTCTGCGCGATAGATTCAGCTGTTGAAGCTGACTGCTTGCCTGCTTTGTCGCTTTCCTTCCGAGCCTCTGTAACCCGGTAGGTTTCGGCGTATTCGTCCTGCAGCGCTTTTATTCTCTTCGGATCAGTCACCCCAGCATCAGCAGCATCATATTGGGCCTGAAGCCTGGCTCGAGCCTCTCCTTCAAGTTTGGCCAATGCAAGCCGGCGCTCAGAGTTTTGAACCAGCTTTTTGGTTGCGGCATCATCGCCTTTGGTCGGCGGCGCATTAAACTGGTTGCTTCCAGCGTCATTCTGAGCCTTTGCTCGAATGTGGGCTATTTCCCCTTCGATCTGCTTCAGCTGCACTGCTGCCTGCGCCCTTCTGGCCTGAAAAACTGAGTCGGTTTCATACCATCTCTGACCGTCTTTCAACTCATTGTTCAGATCCTGCTGGAGCTTGATCAGTTTCGGCATTCTTGAAGAATCGCCGACATTGTTGTTGTAGTAATTGAGGTTGTCCGCGACGCTCTGCATTAATCCTGCAAGGGTCGTAGTCAGGCCTATTGCCTGGTTCAGGTCGTTAATGGCATTTTTGAAGGCCACATCGAGGCTGTTCTTTGCGCGATCAATGCTGACCGGCATTTTATCGAACTCTTCATTGACCGACTGCGACTGACGTTGAATGGCGTTCAGAGCGTCCTGAGCCGTCAGTTTACCTTCCAGCATCCTCTTGCGAAGATCGCCGATTGATATTCCTATTCCCGCTGCAATCTGGCGCGCAAGTTCTGGCATCTGCTCAATTACTGAGTTGAATTCTTCCGCTTGTATAACGCCTTTCGCCATCGATTGACCAAACTGGCGCAAAGCGTTACTCATCTCTTCAGCAGATGACCCTCCTATCGTCCCAATCTTTTGAAGAGTGGCTGTCAAAGATAGAACTTGAGCATTGGTTGCCCCAGTTTCCTTGAGGGAGGTTGTTAAAGATTCCCATAATTTTTCCGTCTCATAAAGCCCGCTTCCTGTTTGTGATGCAATAGCAGATAAAGAGGCTAAAGTATCTTTAGCTACATCAATACTGGGGCTTAACCTGCCTATCCTCGCCTGTAGCGTAACCATCTCGTCGCCGATGGCGATAAGCTTCTTCGCTGCATCAATGGTGAAAGCAGCTGCAATGGCAACGCCAACTTTATTTAAAGCACCTTCAAACCGCCCGGCAGATCGTGACGATTGCTCAAACTTGGCGTCCATTTGGTCAAGACGCTTATTAACCTGCTGCTGCGCCTGGATCAGGCCGGATACGTTAGCCTCAATGTCATAATAAATTTCACCTGCTTTTTCTGCCATCGCATACTCCGGTCATAAAAAAACCCGCCGGAGCGGGTTTGCTTTATTTTTAGAAAGTTATATCTTGCCTTGGAGTTTGTATTGTAAATATTTTAACTTTGAGGAGAATCCAGAGTTGATTTTATTACCTACTGATTCGATAGTAACATCAACAGAAGGTAATGCATTACCATCAATTATCACAGCCTCAAGAGATGCCCAATCCTCACTGAAAATATTGTATTCACATTTACCCAAACCTTTTAGTTGTACCCCAAAAGCATTGCTTGCCTGAAAATCCACAAATATATCGGCGTTTTTAAGCGTAAAAAGCCCGTTTCTCACCCCATCGCGCAAAGACTCAACCTGAAGGCTTTCAATCTTTTTGTTAAGTTCTTCTCCTGACAGCTGCTTAGAGCTGATAAGGGCCTTTTCCATCGAGTAGGAGGACGGTGATTTCATTCTCGATTTGATTATTGAGCTACATGCTTCTGTCATTGCTGCGTTTTGAGCATCCTGAGTCGGTACCAATGCGATTGCGGCAACAATGCCACCCATTACAACTAACAAACCGAAAACAATAAGCTTTTTCATATCCCTATCCCCACTGGTTAGTTTTGGACAGATTAGCAGGGATAAATCAGGTTTCAATGCAACCAGAAGAAAAAAACCTCACCGAAGTGAGGTTGTCTCTGTACTTAATCTGCCCAGCCTGATTTAGTATTGATAGCCGACTCTGCCATTGTGTACTTGGCTACTACATCGTCTTTAAACAGGATGGTAAGTTCTTTCTTGGTGCCGTTAGTTCCATTATGGAAGAGGCCATAGAAAGGTATGAACGTACTCCCGTTAACTTTTACTTTGGCGAAGGCGTACTTCCAGATCTCATTGCCACCGTCAGTATACGACACTGAATCCGGGGAGCCGAATGTCGTTTTAACCTCGGCCTTGGTAGTTTTCCCTTCCTGCAGTTTAGACTTTACGCTGATTTCGGTTTCCTTGCTGAGTTGTTGGTTTCCTGAGGAAGCGCAGCCTGCCAGAGTCAAAGCAATCGCAGTAGCGACTAAAATTTTCTTCATTTTTGTAATCATCCCTTTGGTATTGTTCGGAGTAATCCTAACAGGGATGAGCGGGAGGAAAAAGCCCACAAAAATGGGCTGTCTTTTAAGCTATTCAGCCCTTGCAAGCTCAATGGCTTTGATGTTTATCTCAACCTTCTTTTGCGCATATGAGCCGTGATACTTTAGCGCGCCCGCGTTGTATGCAAGAGCCGCCTGTATTGGGCAGTCGAACATACCTAAACGTATGTTTTTCTTATTGTGCGCAACAACTGCCATCCATTTAGCTTCCCGTGACGCCCAAAAGACACCGATAAAACCAGAGCTATTGTTTTTTTGCATGCCAACATTAGACATGTTTTGGCTTCTGTTGACACACCGTAGGTTTTCTATGCGGTTGTCACACTTATTGCCATTAATATGATCCACATCGCCTTCAGGCCATAACCCATGATGCATGCACCATATAACCCTATGGCAGAGGTGATGCTTCTTGTTCACACGGACATATAAATATCGTCCGTTCAACGAGCTGGACGCCTCCTTTCCGGTAAACCTGCCATTAAATCGGTTCATAGCGACTTCGCTAGTGAAATGATGGATTGGACGGCGTCTCCAGGAAAGCAATCCTGTATCAGGAGCATAATCAAAGCATTCTAAAAGATAGCGCTGACTTAAATGGTCATTCATTCTAAACCTCGTAGCAGGTTCCGTAGATGGCAGGTGCGCCAGAGCGGTCTACGTTCCGCCTTTTCGGGAGCTACCCTAGGCGCTTGTTCATTTTACCAGCTTCTTCAGCTGCAAGCATTGCATTCCAACGTTTATCATCCTCACTCATTACGGAGTCAAACTCCTCTCTGGTGAAGCCCTTTTGGTTTGGATATTTAGCATTCAGAAGTAAGCTGAATTCTGTCATCGTGAGGTTCTCGGCCTCTTCCCGGCTTATGCCGAAATGGTTGCGGGCTGCCATGATGTAGTCGGCGGCTCGGAATTCTGCGGTTGTCTCGTTCGTTTCGTAACGCTGCAGCTTGCGCACCTTCGCTTTGCCGATGATGCCGTGCATCATCAGGTTTTGCGCGACGATGACCATACTTTCCGGCGGCATGCTGCCAGGGCGCCACACGAAAACACGCTTGCGTGATTTCCCCGGCTTCATCCAGCCAACCAGATCGCCGATATCATCGTCACAACATGCTGTCAGTACCGTATGCGCGGCCATGATTGCTTTGCGTGACAGGAGCCCGCTTTGCATAAACCGCAGGACGCAATCAGGAAGGCGGCTGTACTCATCGCGGATATAGGCCTCAGCTGCGCGCTGCGCGAATGGCGTAGCCTCGTCATTGCACAGGTCATAGAATGCCTGAACAATCTCCTCTGGCTCACCGATTCGCGCCATGTTGCGAAACGATGGCCGGAAAAAGAATTCCCGATCACCGGTACCGATAACGCATTCGCCTAACTCTTTAATCGGGGTCATAGTCGCTCCATAAACAGTATCAAGGGCGCAGAACGCCCTTTGTACTATTCACGAAATAGCCTGGTGGTTAACTGATAGTGACCGTGCAGGATGCCGACGTGATCTTGACTGGTGTCGCGGAAGAATCGGTGACTTCACAGGTATAAACCCCGGCATCACCAGAAACAGCGCTGGCCTTGTTGAAGGTCGCCGTTGTTTGCCCGCTGACAACCGTGCCGTCTTTCTTCCAGACGTAGGTGTAAGGCGAAGTGCCACCCTCAACCACGACCGACATATTCAGAGCTGATCCGGACGCCACGCTCTTGGTCGTCGGCAGGTTGGTGGTAAACGCCAGCGCCGGCGGAGCGACCTCAAATACCACGGTGTCTGCATCAGCAACTTTCCACTCTCCGGAGAAGGTGGAAATATCCGAGGTGCCGAAATCACCAGACCAGGATGTGGTGTTGAAGTAGCCCATGATATAAGTGCCAGCGTCTTCACCAGTGAAGTCGAAGCGGACCCAGACTGTCGGCTGACGGCCGGCCTGCACTTCATCGAAAATATATTTCGAGATGGCAATAGCGCCGACTTCCGTCGTCTTGTCTTTCTTGCGGAACTCACCTTCTCCTGAGATGGTGAAGTCCATATTGTTGACCAGGTTCTCAACCAGCCCCTTCGTATCGTCAGCCTCAGAGGTGACGGTATTCATGGAGTAGTCAAAGCCCTTGGTGGTCATGGCGCCGAGTCGCTTCCATTCGGAAAGCGCAGGAACCGTATCAGCACAGCCAAAAGCCATGCGGAGCACGGCCACCTTACCAATCAGCTTGCCGGTGTCATTAGCGCAGCCTTGCATGTATGCCTCTCAATTAAAAAAGGCCGCCATATGGCAGCCTGATGGGTGATTCTGACGATTATTCGCCGTATGTGCAGGATACGAGCAGCCGGTTTACTAATCGGCCTTCTTCGGTAGGGATCGGCGCCGGGACATTGCCGACAAGCCGCAGCGCGCCTACGCAATCATCGGCGCCGGATTGCGCGCTGATGTACTCAACAATGGCGTTCACCGCGGCGTCAGCAGCATCGGGATTCGCCTTCGAGGAGATCACATCAACCATCACATACCAGTCTCCGCCGAGGTCAAAGGTGATATCGGTGCCGCCTGAAGACCTGAATACGATGAACTGATCGGTATCTTTGCCGGTATCGCGCCATTGCCGCCATTGGACCTTAAACCCCGCGGTGAGCCCCTCAGCCACAAACAGGTCTTTGAGGCGCATATACATCGGAGGGGTCATAGCGAAAGCTCCTTCTTCACCACCGCGTCAATCTGGCTGCGGGTATCTTCGAAGCCCTTCGTTAAGAACTCCTTGCGGGCAGTTGCTCGCCGGAAGTTCTGCTTCACTGCCGGGTCGTGGACATACACTGCATAGTTGGCGGAGTAACCAACGCGCCCGGTTACCCTGGTGCCGTTAGCCATGATTTCGCGGAACTGGCTGTTGATGAGCGTCGACGTATCGATCGGGGTGTAAAGTGCTGCCTGCGCGCTGCCGATAAGCATCGCAGACTGGATTGCTCGCACGACTTTACGCCCCTGGACGTCTTTGATGATGCGATCGAGGTTGGCCTTGGCTTGGCGGATGCCGCGAACTTTAGCGCCCATAATCAGACTCCCGTAATCAGTGCGAAATCGTCCGCCAGTCGCTCGAACGTATCTGCGAACTGGACGATCTGCCGAATCTCATCGGCCTCATCCGGCGGTGCTGCATCGGTCGACGCGCCAATCAGGATGTAATCTCCTTCCCGCGCCGTTGCGTACTCGGTCCATATCGTGTTTTTAACCACGATCTCCCGGCCGAGGTCACCGATTTTTGCAGAGAGGCCACCCTGGTAGTCGCAGAGGATAGCGATCGGCGCTTCCCACCCGTACGGCTGACCTCCGCCGTCGGTATCACTACCGTCAGCATCGCGTATGCGCCGCCAGATTGTCGCTGTCGCGGTATACGACCATGAAGCAACCGAAGACATCAGTCATCCCTCCATCGCAGCACAACAGCGCCTGTGGCGCGTATGCGGTCGCAGTTGATGTGCCACTCACCATTGCTTTTCACGTACGCCGTCGTTTGTTGGCCTGTATCGGTGATCACCCACACCCGGGTAAACGTCCGCGGCAGTCGTTGCTGAACTGAAACCCACGCCATTAGCAGCCCCCGACCACCATAAACAGGCCCACAGTGTTGCCAGCGCTGATCGGAAGTTCACTGGTGCAGCCGCTGGTATCCAGTTTCGCCAGCGAGTCACGCAGCCAGGTAATGCCGTCGTCTCCGTAATCGAACGAGCGCGACGCTCCTGATGGCGCCCCCTGCGATTTTATTCGCCGGGCACCGGATGACGTCGCCATGAGCGCAGCGGCATACATCAGAATGAGCTTTGCCGTGCATTCGTCGTATCCAGCACCATCGAGGCACGGGATAATCTTGTTCACCACGCAGAGAATCGGATCGAGCAGAGCGGCCGGGATGGAGTAACCCAATTCACCGAGGAACGCCTGCACGTCTGCCGCTGTGATTGGGTCAGCCATGGTTATTTCGCCTTCTTCGATTTGCTGGCAGATTCTTCCTGCTGCTCTGCCTGCTCTGCCTGCTCTGCCTGCTCTGCAGCATCATTGCCCGGTGTAGCCACTTCCAGCGCCTGGTCGTCATCACTAATGATTTCAACCAGACCGGCGGCCACCCAGCGCTTAGCGACATCGCCGCTTACCGAGACCTGCGCGCCAACCTCCAGCTTCTGGAGATTGGCACCGGAAATCAGGTTATCGCGAACCACTTTTACCAGTGCCATAAATACCCCTTAGCTATGCGCGTAAATAACGGATTTGCGATTGTTGATGTCGGTCTTAACCATCAAGCCCATCGCACCCCAGGTGCGCCAGACGTAGTCACTGTTATAGAACTGGCGAGGGTCAGCAACGGTGCCGACCGCCTGGCCGACAATCGGAGCGATAACGCCGGCGGTAAGCGGAACAATGAGGATCTGGTTACCAGATAACTGCGCATCTTCTTTGATGGCTGCAATGCCAGAAAGCTTCAGCAGCTCCTGCAGGATGGTGTCGGACTGGTAGTTGTCGCTGAAGTAGCGTTCCAGATTTGAGGTGATCTCGCCTGAAACATACCAGGTCTGCTGTGCATACTGCAGGTTGGTCAGCTTCATCACGTCGCGCAGAGCAATGGCTGCATTGCGGATTTGCTCAGCCGTTGCGCTTGAGCTGGTGAAGTCGATATTCAGGCCGGAAGCACTGAGATCGACAATCTGCACCCGCTCATCGGCTTTTACCCCCTTCCAGGTCTTGCCATCAAAAGCGATATAGTTGCCAGCAGAGTCACGGAAACCGTTGAAGACGTAATCCACGTACTGACGACGAACATCATCAACAGAGCCGCGCTGAGCGTCGGCCAGAGAAGCCAGAGCGGAGCCTTTGTTGAAAATAGGGTCACGCCACTGGAATTTGAAGCCAGAGTCGTGGATCGGAACCATCGTACCGTCGAAGGTGTACGCGCGCGCATCAAGCGCCGCACCAATCTGGCCGGACATGGAGGTATGCGCCCAGCCGCGGCCACCGGTGCGAGCATACTCGTACACGGACTCTTCAAGACGGACAGAGCGGGACAACGGGATCAGGTCGTTAAGCAGAGTGAATTCAGTAGTTGGTTCGAATTCAGCCAGCACAGTCTGATCATAAGCGCGATACAGGCGGCGGATATCGTCGACAGCGTTCGTCGCGTCCAGCGCCGGAGTGTTTGCCGCATCACCACGCCAGCGGGTGCGGGATACAAAATCAGCAACGGCCTGAGCACTCATATTGCGCGCCAGTTGCAGCTCATTGAACTGCGCCTGGTTCGCTTCGAGGTTGCCCGTCTCAGTCGCGCGTCGGGTGGAAAATACAAACATTCAGTCTCTCCTTACTTGAACACGACGCGAACCAGATCGCCTGCTGTGGCGGTCAGGGACTTGTCTTCTTCGACATAGGCAAAGATGGTTTCACCCTCTGCCAGTGCTTTAATTTGGCCATTGGCCACAGAAACCGGCTGACCCTTGGTGTAGGTTCCAGCGGCAGCGCGAACGTTGAGGAAAACGCCCGGCGTTGGCTGGATGTTTACCACCCAGTCACCGATCGCATAGGCATCGTCAACCGTTTTGCAGCGCAAATAGTCGTAGTTAGCAACGTAAAGAATCGCGTCTTCAGCGCCATCAACAGACGGTGTAGGCTTGGCTGCACTGAAAAAGATTACGGTACCCGGCAGAAACGCTGCGGCCGCAGAACCTTCACGATTAAGTTGCGGGTTGGGGAAAATCCCGCCCGCGTGAATTACGTGTTTCCCGTCTTTAGCCATTTTTTACTCCGGCATTTCGCTGAAAGAATCGTTGTTGTTGACCGGACGGAATGCACCATTCAGGCCGGTAGAGGTCTGGCACTGAGCAAACAGGCCATCAAGGGCGGCGCCGTCAAGCGCATTCACCGCCAGGTCATCCAGCCCGAATTTCGCTTTTACGGCAGCGCGTTTTTCGCCTTTCTCTTTGTCAGCGTTCACGGCAAGGCCTGACTTAACGGCTGCCAAATCATCAGCAAATGGCTTAAACCATGCCGGCGCTTCTTCGCTGTTGCTGGCCTGCTCTTTTTTCTTAGGCTTGCCGGTGGCGGGATCGATTTCGTCGCCGCCATCTTTCTTGGCTGCCGCCTTCTCTGCCGCTAGCTGGTTGTAAGCGTCCATCAGTTCGGCATCGGACTTGCCTTCAGTCGGCTTACCCGCGGCTTGCAGCGCATTGATAATCAGTTCTTTCATCGGATCGTTCTCTCCGTTGGTTTTAATCTCGTACTCAATGGGTTTGCGCACGACTTCTACAGGTTCGCCGACGAACACGGCTTTGCCGTCATCATCGATGAGGTACTTCTGCTTTAGGTATCTGGTGTCATCGCGGTAGATGAAACTGTCTGGCCACACCGTTTCTGGCCATAGCCACTTATCTTCTGTGTCACCCTCACGCAGCTTGTCGCTGATGGCGCGTGAAATGTCGTCAAAAGAGAAGTTGGAGGCGTTGGTGAAGAAGAATTTGGTCTTGTTGAGCAGACCTTCGCGGGTGCAGTCGATACCATCAGCAAGGCGAGCAACTTCGATCTGCTGTTCATGACCTTCTGAGTTGACGAAGATACCCACGCCTTCTTCTGGAGTGCCAGCGCCAGGCTCATCGAGCAGCACCGCCACATGGTCAAACATCATGTTGGTGGCGATCTCGTTGTACTTCTTGCCCTTTGACTCGCCATTAGCGGCAATGCCGGAATACAGGAGTCCGGTAGAGATATGGATGGGTTCTGAGTTGGTACCGGCGATCATCTCATCAAGGCGGTTTATCAGGCGCTTGCCCTTCTCGCTTGACTCGGCGTACTGGCGGTTAACGTACATATCACCCGTCACCTTCCCACCTTCGTGGCTGACGTTCTGCAGCCATGCGCCTACGTGATATTCATTCACCGCCCGAACATCGCGAGCAGACACATGCTTGCCATCCACTTTCGGGTGGCCCAGCGGCATCGGGTTACGCTCGAGCGTGTTGTAGGCCTTTTCGATTTCTGCTGCCGGGTACAACTTCCGGTTCATCACGATATCGTCCACGACAGGCGTGATGCCGCGAACCACGATATGTGGCTTGCCGTCGATGGTTTCAGTGGTGATGTTTGAAGCGGAGTTGACGACGGTCAGCACGTTAACGCGGTTGCGTTTCATGCTGGGTCCTCGTTATTGGATAGTTTTGTGTAACGCTCTGACGATAGCTTTTACTTGGCGCACGTTGCCGCGACCTTGTGACTTAATGACTTTGCGATCACCTACCTGCTTCATCATCGCTTCGACGCCGCCGATCTTAACGTGCGCGCATGAGATATCGCCATGTCGCTTCGATTCGAAATATACGCCGCTCATATGGGCATCCTTGTTGGATTTCAGGCAATAAAAAAGGCCGCCGAAGCGACCTTGTAGTTATTCATCAGAGCCCCAATTCTCGGAGCTTATTCAGATTGTGCTCTATCTTGCGCTTGCCGTATTCGCCATGGAGCTTTTCGCATTCGGCGTTATAGGCCCGGACGGCATCACCAATACCATGGAAATAGCCAAGATGCCTCTTCACCTTCCCAGTTCGTATTTGGGCCACCCACTCTCCGCGGTTCTTAAACCAATGCACCCCAAAAAAGCCAGATGAGCAGTTCACTCTGACCTTTACGTTTGCACAATTTTCGTTTCGATTTGCAAGTCGCAAATTAGATAGCCGGTTATCGTTTCTGATGCCATTGATATGGTCAATATCCATATCGTCAGGCCATTCATTATGCGCAATCAGCCAGGCTATGCGGTGTGCTTTATAGCCGTTGCCGTCAATTTTTAGTGCGCAATATCCATCCTTTCGGATGCTGCCAGCTACCAGGCCGGAATACCTTGAGTTCCAAGCGTTACACGCCCTAAGTGACTTAAAGTGTTCCAGAGGCCGATTCAGCCAAGTGAAGAGTCCTGTTTCCGGGTTGTAATTGACGCACTCTTTCAGGTAAGCCGCAGCAAGCGCCTTATTTTCTTGACTCATAACTAATCGCTCCATTAGTTCGCTCATGATGGAGCTGGAAGGCCCTGAGCGCAGAGCTTTTCGGGTGGCCGCCCTATCCAGCAAATCTATTTTATCAAATTAATCCTCGGTGGACTTCCAGTTTTCTCTTTCTTTGGTGAGCTTTTCAGTCAGTCCATCGTTATAAAGTTTCCCCTGATCATCCAATAGGCATGGGACATTGGCGCAGTAGCAATTGAAAGCATTGCCATTCTTTGAATAGAACTCGGCAACCTCTTCTGTCGAATAAGTCTTCCCGTGCCTCGCAGCATGGGTGGCCCTTGTCGTCGATTTCAGCGCAGAAATCCATAGGATGGCAGTATTCAGACCAAGCCGCTCTTTCGCCCAATCTGTTTCATTTCGCTGCGCGCGCCTTAATGCCCCCACCTGTTCAGTTTGGGCTATCGTTTTAGCTCTGGACATGCTCACATCCAGCCTTTTGCTAATGACCGACGCTGTTTCTCTTGGGTTTACACCTCTTGATACAGCATCACTAATAACACCAGCTAAATCCCTCCTGGCATCATCGCTAATACCTCGCCAATCACTGTAGGTTGTTACCCGTGATGCAGCTATTTGGTTGAGGTAAGCGGGGCTACTTAGTAGTTGATGGATGCTGGTTTGCGCTGCGTATACTGGTGATTGCTGGGAAAGGTTTGTGTATGCACCGAACGTCCCCCTTTCGTATTCAGCGACGACGTAATCCATCGCCCACAGGTTTTGTTCGCCGCCTTCCAGCAGGTAATCGTCGAGAATGGCCTGTACCGCTTCAAGCAGGTCGGCCAAATCCTGCGCCGACATGTCGTAGATAAACTTGCCGGCATTGACCTGGTAGAGGCGCACATCCTCGCCGTGGTCGTGGCACAGGAAGTGCCAGCTGTGGCTGTTAACCTCTCGCTCTCTCCCGGTCAGACGCTGGTCGAAGAGCGTTTTCAGAGCGCGCTTGATGCCGAGATACCTGTCCTCGATATCCCGGAACATCTCGCTGACCTGCTTCGCTGATCGAGTCGGGTCAACCTTGCTGCGCGGAACTATCGGCAGCCCCACCTTTGCCGTCTGCTCCGGTGTCATCGGCCAGTGGATCATCGGTTGTCACCTTGTCATTCGGGTTAGGTGGTTGCTTTGGTTCAGGCAGAGGGTCCAGGCCTACAATCTCTCGTAGTTCGTTGGCTGTGAATGGCGGCTCGCCACCATAGAAGCCCGACGTTTTCTGGACGATATCAGCCAGTTTCGAAGCGTTCTCGATTTTCTCTTTCTCGCCCGGGGCCAGCAGGTCAGTCCATGAAATGGTGACCTCTCCATTTGTCGGCGGATCGATAATGCCCAGGGTCCAGAAGCGTTCCAGCAAGGCTGTGATTCGGTCGGTCAGGAAGCCGTTGCGGCGGGTATTGCGACGAATGGCCCAGTCGGTTTTATCCTCATCACTCGCCAGGCGCCCGGTCTGCTGTCCAAACAGGATGGTGAACGGGATTTGAACTGATGCCGCCAGTTCGTTGGCGGTGACCTCCCACGTTGGCCCCGGGTCGCCTGGTGTCACGCTTAGGACGTGCATCTGCCCGGCCTGCATAACCGCCGCCGCATCGGTGCCGCGGTTAAGCTTGTTGACCTTGTCGCCCATCGCTTCGCCGAGGTCGGCATAACCAGCCTTCTTCGCCAGATCGGACAGCGTGGCCATGTCAGTTTCTTTGCTGAACTCGACCGCAATCTGCCGGCTGGCATTCTTCAGGAAGCCCTCAGCACCACCGCCGGAAATCTTCTCAAGGTCGAGTCCTTTATTGTATCCGGCCTCAAGCAGGGGGATACCCGACAGAACGTTGTCATCCTCTGAACCTTCGCAGAACAGGATCACCCTGCTGGGATGCACAGGCTCACCGCGCGTCGGTCCGACGAAAGCCTCGTCTCCAACCGGCTGCTCGTTGAAGTTGAACATCTTCGGCTGGCCGAACGTCTCGGACTGGCGATTGTTATCCCATTCTGCGACAGTTAACTGCGGCTCCCATACCGGGATAAGTTTTACCAGCGCTGACTCGCCCAGGGATTTCACCAGCCTGGTATCTACTGGATCGCTCCATGGCTTGTTATCTTTCACCTGCAGCAACAGCGCGGAGTAGCGGCCCACCATATTGCGGCGATCGGCATCCTTCACCTTCGACCACCATTTCTTCATGAACCTGGTGACGTTCTTTTCCCACTGGTTGGTTTTCTTCGCCTCCTGGGACTCATCACCGTCAACGATTACCGGATAGTCCTGCCAGCATCCATCCAGAAGGCGATGCACCACTGCGAAGCCTGCGGCGTTGCGCCGGTACATGTTGTAGAAGTCATGGAAGGTAATGGCGCGCGGATAACCGAACTCCTGATAGAGCGTCGGGCGCTTGGTATTACCCCCACCGATCCCGATGGCATTCAGGTAATTCGCTCGCCGCATTTCAGTGGCGAGATTGTTCACAGCCAGTTGAAGGCCGTTATCTTGTTCGCTCACTGGCGATGCTCCTTAGAAGAATACTGCGCCGACTTGCGCTTTGTGCTTGATATACCCGTCCAGACCGTACCGGACACCGTCCCAGCAGTGGTTGTTCTTGTCCTCTATGACCGGCAAGACCTCGCCAGTGATCCGGTCAGTTTTGTACGAGTAGAGACGAGCTTCTTTAGCCGTCTCCTTGCAGCGTGGGTGAATGATGATTTTCTTAAAGCCACGCAGGCAAGTTATCCCATCCTCTACGCTGCCCTGCCATTTCTGAGCTGCTGAGATATTGAAACCCTGGCCCTTGATATGGCTGATAGTTTCAGGTCTGGAGTTGTCGGCTTTGATAGGCCATTTGCGAGCCTCTGGTATGCCGGGGAATTTCGCCTCGTCAGTAACTCTCCAGTCTTCTAGCTGTTTCGGCGTGGCATCGGTTTTTCCAGCGTAAAACTTCCACATGTCATCGAGCTCTACACCATTACCGTAGGCCTCGTATTCGATGTAGAGGTTGTTATCCAGGATGAACATCCGAATAAGCGTGCTTGGGTCTTTTGCGAAACCGAAGTCGGCGCCGAACAGCAGGCGCTCTGATTTCTTCCAGAGGTCGTCTTCAAAGCTCTGCACGACGTATTTATTCGCCAGCACCTGCTTGTCTGAGTTCTCCAGATAGGCGCCTTCCCAAATCCACGCATAATCGGCGTAGTCGAGGTTTTCCAGATCTTCGAGGCGCTCTTCTTCGAGTACATCCGGGAACCACGGATTGTCGCTGTAGTTCATCTCGACAATCATCGAGCTTTTCGGCGGGTTCTTTCTGAAGAGTTTGTCAGTGGCGCTGCCGTCTTTCTCCGGGTTCCATGTCACCCAGATTTCAGAGCCATTTTCACGCACCGTCGGGCGAAGCTTCTTCCAGGCCGTCGCCGATACCGACTCAGCCTCATCTACCCACGCAACCAGAATGCGCGCCTTTGACTTAATACTGTCGAGGTTGTGGCGCAAGCCGCAGAAGACGTAGCTGACGTTGCGGTTTTTAGTGCGGATGTACTTTTCGCCAATATCGAAGTAGTCATCCAGCCAGGGAACAGACCGGATCGCCTGTTTCACTTCCTCCATCGATGACTCTTCGAGGGAGTTCATAAACTCGCGAGCGCAGAGTATGACGCCGCTTAATCCGCTTTCGGCTGCCTGATACGCTTTAACTGCACTCATCAGCGCGAATGTGCGCGTCTTTGCAGAACCTCGGCCACCATGCGCGCCACGATAGCGAATGCCATCTGTCGCGAATACGGGAACGAGCTTCGCCGGGATTTGTAGGTCAACCTGGCTTTCCATTTGTTGGCTCTACTCCTACCAGTCTGATCGTCGTTGGTCGCGGCGACATGCTACCGTCAGGGCTGGTGTGTTCGACTTTTTGCTTATTGCTGTAAGCCTCACCCACCTCTTTGGCTGCCTGCTCCAGAAGTTGGGCCGTCATGCCGATGTTCTTCATGTTCTCGGCAGTCGTCGACATTCGCTGCAGGACGCGCAGGCGATAGGCCTTGTTGGCGATCGGGATGTCGGAAATTTCGTTGAGAAAGCGGTCGCGGGTAAGGTTGAAAAGGTCGACCCATTTTTTGGCGAGAGTCTTCCCGCTAACCTTTGTCGGATCGTGTGTTTCGACCTGCTGCCGGGTTATGGCGATACCGAAATCTTTCTGGACGGCCTCGACCACCTGCGAAGGCGTGTCATAGCACGCAAGCATCTGAATGATGTAGGCTTTCACTTCTGGTTTTAGTGCAGCCATGTTTCACCATCCGTCCAGTACAGTCCAGTTATTAAGCCAGTTTCAGCATGCACGTCCCGCAAGCTCTGGCAACATCGATGTGAGCAACCTCCGCCGGCCTGTTCGCCGCATCCACCATTTCCTGCACGTCTTTGCTGGCACCGTAACGCCGGACCACTCCGACGAATTCCTCGAGGTCATGGCCGCGAAGTTTGAGCACCGGCATTCCGGTCTCTTTGTTGAACTTCGGCGCGCCATAGTCATCGGTAGCCTGGGCTATGTGGTAGAGCTCATGCTCCACCAGTGCGCAGAACTCCAGATCGTTGCATTGCTCGCAGTAGTCGGCAGCCAGGGTGATGATGAACTTCGGTATGCGTCCGAACCATTCATGCATCTGCTGCTCTATGCGGGACTTCTTCCAGCCGCCGGCGCGCATCATTACCTGTTCACACTGACCCAGCACAATGCGGCCACTTTTGGCGAATGAGCCAGAGGCCCACATGAACGCGACATCAGCGTCGAGCAAGTGCGTATGGTCAGGGTTATGGATTCGTCCGTCTTCGGAGAGGATGTTCTGGTTAATCCACTCGCCAATTTCGGCAGCAGGGATAAGCCGGGTGTACGGCAGCCAGTTTTCGCCAGTGAAGTTAACAGGAGGGAATGGTCGGCGGTCTTCAAAATCAGCCATACAGAACATTCCTCTGGGTTGCCCGAATACTCACTGGGAAATTATTTAACCGGTAGTACATGAAACTTACATAAAACTCTGTCAATGGTGCTTTGCAGACACCATTTGCAGAACTTTATAATTCTGCCTCGTTACCGCTCACGACCTCAATCTTAAAGCATTTGTCGGTGAGCCAGTTCCAGCGCAGCAATGCCGACAATATGAGTAGCGGCTTCATATATGGCCGTAGCGTGACCTTTGCGGTCAGTATTCCAGTAGTGCTCATTTGACTTACCTCGCCGTGACATTATCGAAGCCCCTCAATGAAGGACTTCTGTAATGCGGGCTCTTATCTCAGCGCAGCCCCTTACCGCGTGCCGGATGCTCACCTTCGAGCGCCAGCATTGAGATAATATGGCTGACCTTAAACCAGCCAGGCCTCTCCGACAGTCGACAGAGCCAGATCGACAGGAGAATGAAGAGTATCAGCATAGCGTGTTACTTCTTGACGCTGTCAGGCATTACCGCACCAACCACGCCAGCCAGCGCCACACCGCCAGCGATGACGGTTTCCTGAATGCCCGGAGGCAGCTGATAACCAAATACGCCAGCAACAACAAGAATGATGCCGCGCCAGGTTGACGGCTCTTTCAGTCGATTAATGAGATAGTTCATAGTTCCACTCTTTCCTTTACCCAACCATAGAGAAAATCTTCATTTGCCGACCGAGCTTCAGCAAGCTCAAGATAGCGGGCACCCTGGCTACAATTCAGCCCCTTCAGCAGCGTGGTTTCGCCATCTTTTCCGCGAACTGCGAGATAACTTTTCAGGGCGGCGATGGTAATGTTGCCGATCGCGCCGTCCGTCTTCAGGTCCGGATATAGCTTGCCCTGCATATTCAGCGCCGATAACCAGCGCTGCAGGAATGTACTGGCGACACGTGGCCCCATGTTCACGCCGGTATCACATAACTCCTGCGCAATGGCTGGCGACAACTCGGCGATGCGGTCAAACTTCGGTTCTGTCCAGTATTGCGACAGGTAAATGGCTTTGGCGGTTTCCCGTGGTAACGCCTTCATATCACCTGCGTAACCATATGCGCGGGCGGTAGTCTGCGTGATACCCCAGCGCGTTGGGCCGCCTTTATCATTCGGGTTATTTACGTAACCCCCTTCTTTACCGAGGATGCCCTCGATAATCTGATCTGCTGTCATGGCACCTTAACTCCGGTAATGCGCTCCCAGAAATAGGTCAAAGCAACAGATCCCATTGCCCCGCTAATTCCGGAAGTGGCCAGTATCATGTAAATGCTCAGTCCGCTTTCAATGCTCACCAGGCCAGCAATAACGCCGGTAAACCCTGAAACCACCATTTGGGCAAGAGCATTGATCAAGCTCCATGTTGCCTTGCTCTGCTTCACATCTATCAGGTAGCGGACAAGTCCACCCCAGCAAGCAATGATTAGCAGAACCAGCCAGGACATCCCGGCAATGCTCTCTTTGTCTTGCATACGTTTAGCCATAGTTACCGCCTCCGATGAAAGATCGGGAAGCTGTGTGTTTGAAAAGGGTCAGGCCCATAAGGCTGGATTTAACAACGAAGCGTGTCGATGATGATTCCTGCGGGACCTGATAATAAAAAACCCGCTCAAGGCGGGAAGGAATACCAAGGGTAAAAATGACGGCGCGGTAGCCGTAAGGGTCCCAAGGCAGGGGATATGGCGGCCTTTGGCGTTGCGCTAACAACGCCCCTGATGGATTGGATTATGAGCCCGTCATCAGGTCAGGCCATTATCTGGCGCTGCTGAGCAAAATCAGCAATTTGGCTCAGGACTCTCGCGTATGAGCTTCAACGTGTAGTGCGGCACGCATTCACTCAAGAGCCCTGACCGGATTGCAGATACGAAAAAGCCCAAGGCGTTAACCTCGGGCTTGAATTTTTTTTCGCCTCGGAACGACTGAACGGATTCCCAGCGTTAGAGATTAATCTAACCAGTTTTTCCGGAAATTGCAATATCTATTTTCCAAAAAAAATCTTTTTTATAGAAAATACTCATTATTTAGTCACCCGAGAGAGAATGACATCAGCGTATGATTCCTGTTTGTGACATTCGGATACCAGCTCCTCGAAGAACGGTTGCAGCTGCTCATAAGCTACCGTTTTCTTAATGTCAGTCACGGCCCTTACCCCTTCCAACACCGTCGAAAACTTCATGCGCGCATAACCTCTTCCGCTGCAGCGTTCGCATACTTTCATTACCGGTATCCCAATGCGCTCGCTGGCCTCTTTATCCAGTACCTTTCCTTTCCCATTGCAGCGACACGAATTGCTGATAACACCCTTTCCGTTACAGGTTGAGCATTTAACTCTGACCACCTCGCGGGCTTCGCTCCAGCACTCCCAGTGACTTGGGAGAACTGCGCGGGACATCTTTGCCCAATAGGGTGGCTTACCCCACGGATATGAGCATTTATTGGTGAATACTTGAGCTTCTGTGAAGCCAGCCCCAGCGCAACAAGAGCATTTTCTAACGCTGGCAGCACTTCGTGTGTAATCCTGGTATGCAAAAGCACACAGAACTTCGAGAACTCTTTTGCGTACGTCATGGCTGAGTTCTGAAACGATGTTAAAGCGGATTGATAATCGCTCTGCTGATTCATAAAGTAGCTCCATTGCTCGGTCAGGTGTGCTTACCCCGATCTTTGCCAGATAGAGGTCGAAGCCGAATCCGCACTTGGCATTTACCAGCCCAAGAGCAGCCATGATGTCAGTGCCGGTTAGACCATCCGATGCAGTAGCTCGTGGCGAGTCGCTCAGCATTGGTGATTTAGGCGCGAAGTATTTGGCGATAGATTCGAGATTCATGCTTTCTCTCCCAGGGTCTGATAGATGCGGACAAAGTTTTTCAATATGCGGTAGTCAACCAGTACGGTGCCGCTGCTGCGTAAAAGTCGGAGCTTTATCCAGCGGTCGCGGATGCGTTCGATAACGTCACGGCTCATCTGGATGCCCTCGCCATGGCCTTGGCCATCGCCTTATACGCCCTGAGTACATATGCGTTTTTCCCGTACAGGGTGATTTGGAAGGTGAGTCCGCGAGACTCCCAGGTATTGACCGGAGACTCATCCAGACCAGCATCCGCAATACGCCTGGCCTTAGCCAGTTGCCAAAATGGACCGGTCAGCCAGATGCGGGCGTAAGCCCCTTCGTCGCTGTAGGTGATCTTCATGCGGCCTCCCGTTGTTTTATGAGCGCACGGCGTAGAGCGCGGTAATGGCGCCTGATGCCTTCCAGTTCTTCGCGAGTGTATGGGTGGATTTCATTGTTTTGCTCCAGCGCCAGCACGCGCCCCTCGCCGATGAGATCGACCAGAGCAGCACGATACGCTTCGATATTCCCTGACTTGTGGACATTACATGCGGAGCACTGTAGCCAGACGTTATCTGGATTGAATCGCAGTTGTGGTGCGGCGGCGGTGGTACGGTAGTGACCGGCATGCCACGCAAAAACGGTTTTTGTCCCGCAAGAGATACATCCATGCCCGTCAGCCAGCAGCATTTCGCGCCGCCAGTCGTTGAAAACACGCTGAGTCATCTGGACCCAGTAGCGGATTGGCTTCAGCTCACTTCGACGTGCAGCACGCCGCTGTCGTCCCTCCTTCTCGGATTCACGCTGGCGCTTCACCGCCCTGGCCTTCGCCGCTTCCCGGGCTTTTGCTGTCTGTTTTTTGCCGATCGCGCTGGCGCATTCAAAACTGCATACCACCTGCCCTTCCCGGGCAGGATGGAACCATTCGCGGCAGTGGGCGCATTTACGACGTGCTGGTTTACGCATGATCACCACCCTGCACCTGTAGCAAGGTCAGGCGACCACCAAACACCGCACCGGTATCGATATACATCTGGTTAGCGTATTTGAGAGGCTGGCGCGCCGGGGTGTGCCCAAAAATAAACAGGTCTGCACCGGATATTTCATTCACAATCCCATCCTGAGCCGCGCTCACTCTCTCACGATTCCAGATCACCTGTTCTGCATCGACGGGCTTGTCATACGCATATTCGTTATGAGGGTAGTCAGCATGGCAGACCACCACCCTCTTACCCTCGGTCATTACCTCGATGATGAGTGGCAAACCTGCAACCAAATGGGCCAACGCGATAGCCAGGCGTTCTTTGTCGTAGTCAAGGTTAAAGAACCATCCGCCACCGTTAGCGAGCCAGTGATTCACGTTCCCGGAAGAGGATAGTCCGTCGAGCATCATCTGCTCATGGTTCCCTCTTACAGCCATAAACCAGGGCATTGCGATTAGCTCAAGGCATTCGACGTTTTCCGCACCACGATCGATAAGGTCGCCTACCGAGATCAGTAGGTCACACAACGGGTCGAAACGGACCCTTTCCAGCTCGTTCATTAGCAGCGTATGGCAACCATGCAGATCGCCAACAACCCAGATGTTGCGCCAGATAGCACCATTAATGCTTCGATAGAGGCTCATGCAATTTTCCTTCTGGCAGCGCGGCGCAGCCAGCGGACATCTGCCAGGTGAGCCGTATAGTGAAAGGTGGGGATATCTGACGGTTTTACTTCGACCTTGCGCTTGCGGCGCGCCGGAACGCGGAACATGCCGCGCTCTATTACTTTGGCGAGAAGACATTGCATACCCATCACCCCGCAAAGCTCAGCAGCTGACTGGCGGCATTTTCAGCCTCAGCCGGCGAGTGGAATTTGCGACGCAGAATGTAGTTCCAGAGCACATTCAGCACTGATTTGTAGACGCCGTTGAACTGGCTGTCATCCATGCTGGCGAAGGAGATCGACTTTGCGACACGACGATGGCTACCGTCAGGCATCTGGTATTCGTCGTAAAAGCCAGCCTGAATGGTTGCCCACTCGCGGAAGGATTCGAAGTGTTTCAGCAGCGCCATATCGCGGGAACGAGAAATACCGACCGAGGAGAGATACATCTCCGCGGCGTTCTGGAGCGCAGCGCGCTGATCGTAGTCGGATGAGAGGAAGTCGATAAACCCGGATATGAGAGTGCGCTCAGCGGGCTCAATGAGACCACCGGAAGGCGTCCAGTAGTGATAACCGAGTGTCAGAAGCTTGAAGAACTTCTTGTGGAATGCGTAATTCCGGGGCTTGCGGAACTCACCGCAAAGCAGTTGCCCTACGGGGATAAGTTGCAGGTATTCGCTGGTTCCCGGCTCTGCGGGAATCAGTACGTTTTGATAACTCTTCTCAAATTGCAGTGTTTGCGCCATGTGTCCCCACTTGGCGCCGGATAATCGTGTCAGTTGCTCAGGCTGACGAGGTAATTATCGCCCGTCATGGGGATAAAAGCAAAATGAGCATATACGAAAAACCCCTCAGGAGAGGGGTTTGATTTCAACTGGAGGCTTTGCGTTCTGCGGGGGATTTAGGCATGCTCCCGTTCCTTCAGTCGTTCATCTTCGTGAGAGAAGTCTTCTCCATCGATTGGCATGAGCTCTTCATCGTAGAAATAAGAGAAACCACCTGAAGGTGTGTTTGTATAAATCGATACATCTCCCTTTACTAACCATCCAGGGGTTTCATCACGCCACCCATGCTTACCCACGCCAGGAAAATTAAATACATATCCATTCGTTACTTTTTCGACTAACTCAACGCATCTGCCAATTTCAGGTTTATTTTCTGAAAAAATTACTATCGCCAACCCGCCTGCACGTAACTCAGCCATGGTTCACCTCCTGCGGGGCGGCTGGCAGCGGCATCCAGTGGGTTGGCGTCCATGATGCGCCATACACTGTCCATTTCCCTGCGAGCAAATAGCCTACCTTCCTGCGCCAGTCACCAGGACCATCAAATTCTTTGGCACATAAAACTTCTTCGCTTCCTTCCGGCATCCGCTCGCTTACCGGAACCCATCTACCTACAACACTATCGACGCTCTGTAGCGAGTTGAGAGCGGGGGTGTCATGCGGGGCGGCTGCGAGCAGAGCGTCAGCATCAGCGATAACTATCCTCAGCGCTGGAAACTCACTGTCTCTGCGCCCTTCCCACATCTCGCAATACTTTTCGATTTCAGGGTGCGCCCAGTCGCGAAGCTCTGAAAGCAGGTCCTTCGGCACCATCACGTAACCATCCGGAATTACCGGAGAGTTGCCAGCCCTGACCTTTTCGCTCACGGCCTTTACATGCTTGATGAAATCGCTGTTGTGGTCGATTTTAAAGACGGGATTACCCTGACCACACGCACAGCTCGTGATACCCATTTCGCCAACAACCCACCCTTCATCACCGCACCGTTCGCAGTTATGAATGCCCTCGATAGCCATAATGCGCTCATCGTCGGTTGGTTCGCCGTCATCGTCGGACTGAGCCTGCAGCATGGCGGCGCGGCAGGCGTTCCAGCCCTTCACCTCAGCGATGGCTGCTACTGCATCCACGGCGTACATGCTCAGTGTATTTGGAATTGGTTTTTCCTCCGGCACTACCGGCTGCTGCGCGTGGCGATAGAGCGGAATGCGTCTGTGCTCAGGAACACGGTCGCCATCAGAAATTTGATACCAGTTCAGCGGACCATCCTCGTAGAATTCACCAACCGGCTCGCTGTCCATTGCGGCCAGCGCCATGCGGGCCAGCATCGCAAACTCGCTACCCTGATTAATCATTTGGTCGCTGACAATTTCTTCCAGTCGCTCTCTGCTCATTAATTGTGCTGTCATACGGCCTCCCGGCGATTTCTGCATTGCCTTAGCAGTTGGTCAAACAAAGAAGACAGACGATAATCTACAGGGGAATATTTTACATTTTTCCCGCTTTTCATTTTCATGAGTTCGCCTTTTTCAACAAGCCGGTTAAGTTGGCACGTCACTGAATCCCGCTTGATGGTTGGTTTTTCTTGAAGGTAGCCATCCAGGATATCCACAGCGGTAAAAGTACCTGATTGCTTTCTGATGTATTCGCGTAAAGTACCCATCACTCAGCTTCCCACTTGATGCCAGCGGCGGTAAGCGCCGCTAGAAATTCGTCAACTTCATCACGCATGTATATTCCAAGCTTCTCTCCGCCGACTGTGATATGCCCCGGCCGCATCGGTTTCACGGTGAAGGTGCGGGACTCCGCCAACTGCTTTAACCCTTCCTCGGTCATGCGCTTGTAGTGGTCGCGTGACTGGATGACCTGAGCGTGGCTTTCTTCCAACTCGGCGATGCGCTGCTCAAGCTCGTAAACTCGGCTCTGCTCATCGTCGTCAATCAGGTAAGCCCCAACACATTCACCGTCTACCCAGCCACCTACATCATGATCGTATCGCTCGCATGAAAACTCGCCATCGCCATCCCTTGTGGGAATGGTATAGCTGTCATACGGGCCGCCGTATGTTGGTACGTAGCCAAGTTCAGGATGCTCAATCCACATGAAGAATCTGCGACCGGTAATAGGGCAAACATCCGGCTTCCACTGATTGTTAATACTTCCGGCGCACTGCGCCTTCTCCAGCGCCTCTACCAGCGCGAGGATGTTGGCAGGGTTAGCCAGGGCGATAAACTCTGCGTCTTTTCCGGTACTACCGTCATCCAGCATCCGATGCATGGCATCTGATACAGTCGCGATTGGATGCGATTGGTTAGATACCAGCGTTTTGCCATCACGCGCCACTCCCCACGGGCCAGGAGTAGCTTTCTCTGCTGCAGCCTTCATGCGCTGCGCCAGTTCGGTGATATCAGTTGTCATGCTGCACTCTCCTGGGTTTCCATTGATGGCATTTCTGAAAGTTGCTCAAGCCCATCCTCGATTTCGCAGAATTCGATAACCCCAGTAAACTCAGGCTCATTAAGTTTCAGTCGAATGAAATCGGCAGACTCAGGATTGAATGTCACAGTCCACCAACCATATTCATCACGACTTGCTCCAGTTCCGTCGTATGAAACTTCAGCAGACAGGCCTTTCCCCTTGAGGATTTTGTTAATTTTGCGTCTAGTGCTCATTTGTTGGCCCCCTCGCGCAGCTGCTTGGCAAAATCAATGGCGTGTCGCTCCGCGTTGCTATTGTAGAGCGAAATATACGAAGCAAACTCTTCCACCCCATCAGCCTTAATCCCGGCTACGATGCGATAGGTGGCGGGGGTTTCGTCTGCAAACGTGTCGCAAATCATATGCAGGTAGCCTTCATTCGTTGGTCTGATACGGTTCATCACCCCAGCGATGAAATACTCCCGGCATTCGCTGATTATTTTTTTTGCCTCCACATTCTCCGCAACCAGCTGAGCATTTTGGTCTGCCAGCATATTCCCGGTTTTTATGGCGGCATCCAGTGAAGCGCTGCAAATGCGGAACTCTTTCGCCAGCTTCAGGAACTTCTGCTCTCTGATCGACAGCTCGCCTGCGCTCTCCAGGGAGGCGATGAGCTCGTTTACTGCCTGTAGTGTGATAGTCATTTGGCGGCTCCTGCAGCGATCATGGCGGTGATTTCTTCCGGGGTTTCTTTCACTTCAATGCGCTCTCCGGAGGTCATTTTCAGGACTGTCAGCCCGGCGAAAAACATACTGATAATGTGGTCTGCGGCTACAAACACAGGCTCGTAGACTGTTTCAGATTCCCAGCCGTGTGCACCCTGGTGCTGAACCACCACTTTTTGTGCTAATTTGAGAAAAATCATTTTCTTACTCCCGCCAGGCACTGGTTAAAAAGGTTGGTCAGCTTGTTGGCGCCGCAATGATGATTGCTAAACTGAAAATCCGCCGACGTGCTTTCGGTTACGGTTGTCTGCTCTGCAAGGGTGTAGCGATAGCCTTTGCGCTCACCTGCTCGCAAAACCCGTCCGTCGTTGAACGTTGCCCAAATGGCTGAGTTGACGACAGAAGAGTCAAGGCCTGTACCGGTGCGTATCTCTGAAAAAGTGCAACCAGGATTGCTACCGATAAAATTGATGACGATTTGAGTACCGGATATACGTTTCATTGAATCAGCCCTTTTTCTTTGCCAATCAGGTATTCGTCTCGCAGCCACTGAGCCGGGGTTAGAGCGCCGAGTGATGCGGCACTTGGCATGCATCCGAAGCTTTTGCCTTCCGGGTGATAACCGCGCTGCCTGCTGGCATGATTTGTGGGGATCACTTCCTGGTTGTTCTCCAGAGCCAGTACCGGTGACGGTATTTGTTCTCCGGCGGCGACTTTCAGTGCCCAGTCTTCCAGCTTTTTAGCAGCGTATTTCTCGGTTTCTGCCTCGCTGAGCTGGCGCTGGTACATTGCTCGCCGGGTATCGGTAACAACCCAGTACATGACAGGGTGAGACCACGGGAAGCGCTCAGCACCGCCGGTATGCAGCCCTTTTTCACGGCTGTAGCGGTGGAACTCGTTCATCACGTCGACAAGAGTCACGCCGAGCACGGTGCCGCTGTCCTTGCACCACTTGATGAACTGCCCCGGCGATGGCCAGAACGGCGACTCACTGGCTCTCGCATGGCGCACGCCGGCAGATAGCTGTTCGCGGGTGCGGATTCCGTTTTCGGCAAAAGCGGCAATCCACTGGCGCTTCGCTGTCTTCTCTTCGGCGTCGGTCCGCAGGTTAGTCTGGGTAGACGCCGGGAAGATCTGCTTCAGCTGACGGAACAGAGAGTCAACCAGCCTTTCAGCTTCGAAATCGAGAAGCCTCTGCGGCTCCGTGCTCCCTGCGGCCATTCTGGCCAGCGCATCACCATCGCGATTGCTGATCGCGGTCATAAGCTGTGTGGTCATATGAAGTCCTTCCAGCCTTCAGGGCTGTTCCAGTGTGGGGAATCAGGTTCGCTTCTCTGGCGCCCGGAAAGCGGATTAACTCTTGCGTTCCTGAGCCACACCCGGAATGCCGAGTTCCAGTCGATCAGCTTTGTGCCGCGGGCCTGGTGATAATCACGAAAGTTCAGCAACTCGGTTTCAATGTTGATCCCTTTCTCCGAGGCAATCGCAATGTGATCTGCTGATGGCTTGAAGGCAGGAGGGAAAGGTATCTCCCCGTTGGGTGAAATCCCGATCCGTCGCTTTGCAGCCTCGCTGATAAACTGCCCTCGCGCAGAGAGAGAGTCTGGTTCAGTGACTGGTTCAAAAGAGTGACTGGTTCTGGTGCCATCTGGTGGCATAGGGGGTGTGCCATCAGATGGCATAGGGGGTGCTATTTCATGGCATACCCCTGTGCTTTTTGGTGGCATAGGGGTGACATCAAGGTTCAGATAATACACGTTGGATGTATTACCCTTCCCGTTGTTGACCCCAACGCGATTTTCACGCTTGATTAGCCCCATATCCTCAAGCGCATCAATATGGTTGCGAACAGCAGACTTGCTGCATTCGCACTGATCGGCAATGTGTTGATACGAAGGCCAGCATTCGCCCTTGTCGTTGGCGTTGTCGGCCAGCTTGATAAGAACGAGCTTACGCAGTGAGTTTCCCACTTTGACCCCCATTGCTTTCGCCATAAGTGACATGCTCACGTGCTACCTCCGGATTGTTTACTCTTACAGATTTACCAGGCATAATTACCTCGCAATTACCTCTTCGTTTTTGCACCTGAAAGCCGTTAGTGTTTGCCCACTGCGGCTTTCCCTTCAAATCCAACATATCCTTCGTGCATTCTTTGCTTCGCAGCCAGATAGCAATTAATGGCCTCCTGTTTATCCAGAAATTCACCCAGTTGAATCATTCGTCCGCTCACTGATATGCGCGCAGCCCACTTCCCTGTTTTCTTGTTCTGCAGAATCCCAGGGTGCCCACTGGTGTTATGTTTTGGCTTTCTGGAGTTCTGCATGTTTACCGCATGAGTAACCAGGCGAAGATTGCTCCATTTGTTGTCAGAGCGATTTCCGTTGATATGGTCAACCTCTAGGTCGCCAGGTGGCAGCTCACCAGTCATGAAGTAAAACGCCAACCTATGCGCCTGAAATCCCATACCAAACATCATGATGCGCACATAACCTTGCTTATTAACGGTTCCCGCCTTATCACCTACCTTGAAGCGGTGACCGATTACTCTTATCCGGCTAAATTCGCCCGTCTCAGGGTCATATTTCAAAAATTCCGGTATGCGTTTTAAGTTTTGCTCTGAAAAGTTCTTAATTGCCCTCATGCCTCAAAGTCCCCCTTCTCTCCCGGCCTGTTAGAAATCAGGATGGCCAGCAGCAGCGACATGTTCGGCAGCAGGCTTTCCCGCCAGCGACTTACCGTCGACTTATTCACTCCGGCCACTTTTGCGATATTCGTGGTTCCCAGTTCAGCTATCTGGCTGTGCAACCAGCTTTCAATTCTCCTGGCCTCCACTTTGTTGCGTGTTGTTGAACTCTCCATTTGTGATACTTCCTCTGGTGTTGTTTGGAATGGCCGCTGGTCAGGCGGCATTGCTTTTCGGTGGCGGAAAAATAGATGGCAGATCAGGGCGAAATTCATACGCTTTGATTTCTCCACCAACCGCGGCAACAAGATCAGGGACATGAACGGGCGATATTCTTTTCTTTCCGTTCAGCCAGTCGCAGATTGTTGACTGGGCTTTCCCACAACGTTTGGCTAACTCTTTTTGACTGCCGGCGATAGAAATCGCTTTTTCTACTGCGGGGTTTTTCATAATCACCTCAGCTATTGGTTTTTGATGATTATGGATATCACAAAAGCGATTGTCAATCGCCTATGCGATTTTTTGATAATTTATCGCCTTGGCTATAGTCTTATGGGAGTTAATTTGAGGGTTATTTATGGATTTCTCAGAGCGCTTAGCTTATGCGATGTCTGCAGCTGGATTTACGCAGGGTAAGCTTGCAAAAGAAGTGGGCATGGCGCAGTCAAGCGTCAATAAGCTCCTGAATGGTGCCAATGGTTCACGGAATACCGTGAAGATCGCCTCCGTACTTGGAGTAAGGCCAGAATGGCTTTCAAGCGGTGAAGGTGAAATGTTGATAACTGGCGCCGATAGTGAAAGTAATCTAAAACAGATAGTAAATCCCCAGGGTGGATACTATCGCGTGGACTTCCTTGATGTTCGAGCAAGCGCTGGACCAGGCTCACTCGTAACGAGTGATTTTATCGAAACGATAAAAGCCATTGAGTACACAACCGATCAAGCCAGAGCATTGTTTGGCAACAGGCCTGCGCACAATGTGAAAGTTATAACGGTTAACGGAGATAGTATGGATGGCACTATATCTCCGGGTGACCAGATTTTTGTAGACATTGGCATTACTCACTTTGATAGCGATGGCGTCTATGTGTTTGTCTTCGGGAAGACACTGCACGTCAAACGCCTCCAGATGCAACGAGACCGGCTGGCGGTCATCTCTGACAACCCAATTTATGAAAAATGGTATGTTGAGGCTGGAGATGAAGACCAATTTTATATCATGGCTAAGGTTCTTCTCCGGCAATCTATAGACTACAAACGATTTGCATAACCCGCTTCGGCGGGTTTTTTATTCCCTTCTCAATTACTCCCCCCTTTTTTTATCACTATTAGATAATTTTATCGCTTTACAAATCATGCATTTATCGCTTTATCTATAATTAATATCGTTAAAGCGATTGATTAAAATAATCGCCTTAGCTATTATCAACCCATCCAAACAACATCGTTGGCGCCGGGAATAGGTAACAACGCTCCGTTAGCCGCGATAAGGCAAAGGTGAAGAGATGATCCGCGAAGAAGACAAGCCTGCATGGCGTAATTTTTGGTTAAAGGTCGTTCCGTTTTTGGTTGCTGTCCTTTTTTTTAGCTTCGCATGCTGGGGTGGAAAATGAGCAAACAAGGCATTCGTTCACTGATTTACTGCCTGCTGATCTGCGGCGTTATCTGGACAGCGTTGATTATCAAAATTCTGCACGTTACGGGGGTGTTCAATGGCTAACTCAATTCCTAACAGCGGACGCGCCGTGATGATGCGCAATCTCCGCACCGGCGCCGCCTGGCTGGTTAGCTTCGACTATCGCGACGGCAGTTACTGGCATGAACCGCAGGGAAATCTGCGCCACATCCGCCGGCCATACGCTTCACGCAGTATCGAACCGAACCTGGTTCCAGCCGGGACGCATTAACCGCGCACATCAGCGCACGAATTTAACTGAGCTATCAGGCAGCCATTCCGGTGCCGGGCGTTTCACAACCAAATTTCAGGGGAAACCATGAGCGAAATAACGGATTTAGTCGTCATCGAGAAAAAGAACGCGATGGCGGTTTTCACCAATAACGACCAGCTCGACCCGCTTATCGAACTAATCGAAAAAGAGGCTCGCAGTCTAGTTCCGGACGTGACCACCAAAAAAGGCCGTGACGCTATCGCATCCATGGCTCACAAGGTCGCACGCTCAAAAACGTACATCGACAACGCAGGTAAAGACCTGGTCGCTGAGCTGAAGGCTCTGCCAAAGCAAATCGACGAAAGCCGCCGCGTTGTTCGTGAACGTCTCGATGCGCTGAAAGACGAAGTGCGCCGCCCGCTGACCGAATGGGAAACCGAGCAGGCTCGAATTGCTGCCGAAAAGGACGCAGAGGAAGAGCGCCTCCGCATTGAAGCAGAGGAAAAGGCCGCGCTTGAAGCCCTTAAAAAGCAGATTGAAGCCGATCACGAAATGGCCCTGCTGATGAATGACGCTTTCGACCGTGAGCAGGCCGAGAAGAAAGCAGAAGCCGAACGCCAGCGCATTGCCCGCGAAGAAGAGATTAAGCGTCAGGCGGAAGAGAAAGCGAAGCGTGAAGCAGCAGAACAAGCGCAGCGTGAAATTGACGCCGCAGCCGCCAGAGAGCGCGAAGCGATTTTGGCCAAAGAGCGAGCCGAACGTGAACAGAGAGAAGCAGCTGAGCGTGCGGAGCGCGAAAAGCAGGCTGCTGTTGAAGCAGAGCGCCGCAAAGCACAGGAAGAGGCCGACCGTATCCGCCTCGAAGCAGAACAACGCGAACAGGCCCGTCTGGCCGAAGAGAAGCGCAAAGCAGATGAGCAGGCTCGCCGCGAAGCCGACGTTAAGCACCGCAAGTTTGTGGGGACTGAAATCGTCAAGGCTTTGCTGGCCAATACCAGCCTCACCCGCGATCAGGCTATTGAAGTCCTGATTGCGATTAAAGACGGAAATATCCCACATACCGGGATCAGCTACTGAGGTGCTTATGAACATCAAATGTGAATGCACAGACATGCGCACATCTGTAGGCCCGCATAACACGTTAACTGTCGAGCTGGAAGACGTTGTGCTGTCGGGGACGGTTAATAGTCGTGAAGTCCTCATGCAACTGGATTGGGACGTGGTGATCGAATGTCTGGCGGAGCATGGCTACGTCATTACTCATCGGGAGAAAGCGGCATGAGCGCGGCGGAAAAATGGGATGACGAAAAATTCATTCAGCTGATGAGCGATGCAATTGGCGAACGTGATTTCGACGATGAAGAACCAGTAAACCTTTCTGCGGAACGGCAGAACCCGGTGATCAGCTGGGATGAATTTGCGGGGAATTTTCAATGACGGAGAAAAAAGTTTATGCGGCCATCAGCTCGGTAGCCGGTGAGCTGGCAGAGAAAGGTATCAGCAAGGCCAGAAAACAGGGAAGCCAGGTCAACTACGCATTCCGTGGGATTGATGACGTTTACAACGCTCTGGCCCCTGCTCTGGTTAAGCACAAGTTGCTGATCCTCCCACGGTGTACTGAGCGGTCATGCTGTGAGCGAACCAGCAAAAATGGTGGGGCGTTGTTTTATGTGACCGTCCGGGCAGAGTTCGACTTTGTCAGCACGGAGGACGGCAGCATTCATACCGTCGTCACCTACGGCGAGGCGATGGACAGCGGCGATAAAGCAACGAACAAGGCCATGTCGATTGCGTACAAATATGCGGCCTTTCAGGCGTTCTGCATCCCTACAGAAGAGACGACGGTGGACCCTGACTATGAGGCTCACCAGGTAAGGCCCGCCGACGCAGATCAGATTCTCGCTGATTTCACTGCTTACGCAGGCTCAGAGAACGATCCGAAGGCCCTCCAGGATAACTACGGGAAAGCATGGAACGGCCTTCATGGCTTCCCTGAGCATCAGACGAAGTGCAGGGACGTTACCGGCATCCGCCTGAGAGAGCTGAAACAAGCCGCAAGTGGTGGCAGCCATGAAAGTAACAGCTGAATCAATCCTGTCCATCCTGCGCAAGGACGCGCGTAACAACATCACAGCGTTTCACCGCTGGCAGACAGCAAAGGGTGCTCTTGGTCATACAGCCGGAATAACTCTCAACTATCACGATCCTTATTACGAAGGATGGGCGCCGGCTCTTGAAATGCGCGAGGTGTTCATTTCAGCGCCTGAACTTGAGCAGGTAATCCCCTACCTCTATGTAGAGAAATGGGGTGACGGGCTAATTGGTGGGGAAATTTATCGAATCCCTCGGGAGGAAAAATGAAAACTAACCACGACGGAATCACCGTAGGAAGTATCACTCTTCCCTATTCCATCAATCGCCGGGGATGGATCGCCCCAAGCGGCGACATTATCAAAAACCCATTAAAGGCTCAGCGCCTGGCTGAGCTGATGAACAGTAAGAAGGTGATGGCATGAGCGAAAAATACTCTCTGATTTATGCCGATCCGCCATGGGCTTATGGGAACACAATCAGCAACGGCGCCGCAGTGGACCACTACTCGACGATGCGACTCATCGACCTGAAGCGTTTGCCTGTGTGGGAACTGGCTGCCGAAAACGCGGTACTGGCGATGTGGTACACCGGCACCCACAACCAGGAGACGATCGAGCTGGCCGAAGCCTGGGGATTTACGGTGCGTACTATGAAGGGCTTCACCTGGGTGAAGCTGAACCAGCTGGCCGAGCTGCGCATAACCAAGGCTCTGGCAGAGGGAGAGATCTCCGACTTTTACGGCTTCCTCGACCAGCTTAATGCCGAGACGCGCATGAACGGCGGCAACCACACCCGCGCCAATACCGAAGACGTACTGATCGCCACCCGCGGCGCCGGGCTGGATCGCAAGCACGCCGGCATTAAGCAGGTGGTCTACAGCCCACTCGGCGCGCACAGCGAGAAACCGTGGGAAGTTCGGCACCGCCTGGAACTGCTCTACGGCGACGTGCCGCGGATTGAGCTGTTCAGCCGCAGCGCTGCGCCAGGCTGGAGCCACTGGGGCAACCAGTGTGCCTCCGCTTCCGTTGAGCTGATCCCCGGCTGCGCAATCGACGTTGTGAAGACGGAGGAAGCATGAGCGCGGCAGCTTACTACAACGAGATCGACCCATTCGCGGCGCAGTGGCTGCGTAACCTCATAGCCGCCGGGCATATCGCCCCGGGCGAAGTTGACGAACGGAGCGAAGTTGACGAACGGAGTATTGAAGATGTCACACCTGACGACCTCAGAGGATTTACCCAGTGCCACTTTTTCGCCGGGATCGGCGTCTGGTCCCATTCCATCCGCCTCGCCGGATGGCCTGACGATCGCCCGGTCTGGACTGGTTCCTGTCCGTGCCAGCCTTTCAGCGCGGCAGGCAAAGGAGATGGGTTTGCTGACGAGCGGCACCTATGGCCCCACTTCTTCCATCTCATCAGCGAGCGCAGACCTCAGCATGTCTTTGGCGAACAGGTTGCAAGCGGTAACGCAAACACATGGTTCGACCTTGTACAAGCAGACCTGGAAGGAGTGGGATACGCCTTCGGACTTGTGCCGTTTACGTCAGCGGGCGTCGGTGCGCCGCACATCAGAGAGCGGGCCTACTGGGTGGCCAACGCCAACCACGATCGACAACAACCAGGTTGCAGGACAGGCAGCAGCCGCGAATGCGCCAAACAGGGGAACAACATTGGGCGGGGCGGCCAGAATGGCGGGCTGGGTAACTCCAACGTCCCGCGACTGGAAGGACTCAGCGGGAATGACGGCGCAGAGGGACGGGAAGGAACGACTGGACCAGCTGCCGCGCCAGGCGTTCATGACGGGCTGGCCAACACCGAGGGCAGTGGACGGAGAGAAAGGATCGAGAACATTGCAGGGGTGCGAATCGGAAATGCAGAGGAAGGGACGGCTGGACGATTTACCAAGCATGGCGGCATGGTCAATGAGTTCCGGCCCCTTGAGGTTAACGGTTTTTGGCGAGATGCGGACTGGCTCTTATGTCGAGATGGGAAATGGCGTCCAGTTGAACCCGGCACATTCCCGCTGGTTGATGGGGCTGCCGCGCGCCTGGGACGAGTCGAGCCCGGGGTGGCAAGATTGGCAAGCAGCAACCGCGTCGGCAGACTCAAAGGATACGGCAACGCCATAAACGCTCAGGCAGCTGCGGCTTTCATTCGCGCTTATATGGGGGCCGCATGACGCCAGAGGAACAGGAAAACGCTCTCCGCGCCCAGGCTCGTCGCTGCGCAGAAGAGATAACCAAAGCGATGAGCGTAAAGCCTAAACCGAAGTGGAACGCTGTATGCCCCCCCCATCCTTCGTAAGCACTACGAGAAGGTAAAGCCGATGGGTGTCAGCCTGGTGAAATTTGTCAGTGTTATTGGCCGCATGAATGGGCGGTATGGAGTGGAATCATGAACATGAAAACTGAAAAAATCGTGATGATGGACAGTGATGAAGCAGCCAGCATCCAGACGTTAACGGGCTGGGTGGCGCGTGACGGTCGCTTTTGGGGTAATGACGAGCATATGGCTCGCTGGTGTGGTGCAACGCACCGTAAATGCAAGAGCTTCCCTGACGAACACCCTATTCACGTCATTAATGGCTATTGCGAAGAATGCCACCGCATAAGCCGTCAGGCTGCATTTGAAAAGTTGGAACGCGTGGTTTGGGCTGGCGAGCCGCTGGTTATCTTTGATGATGACCAATATTTTTTCGATGCTGAATCTTTGGCTGATTACTGCTGGGAGCACTCACTTCTTCCAAGCGAATTGAAACTCCTGATCTGCGAACCTAATTACCCTCCAGAGTTCGACTTAGAGCAGCACTGCGAAGAAATCATGCCCGAAGGCGATGATTATTACTGTCTACCTCAGGCAGTGCGTGATGCTGCCGATGCACTGAATAAGGCCATCAAGGAAAGCTTGCCAGTATCGTGGAGCGGTAGTGACCGTGTTGCCATAGTATCGGATGACATGCTCGACGATGAACAGAAAGCTGAAATTTTGGCGGAGCGTGCCGCATGAGCGCAGAAATCATCGATCAGGCCAACGAGCTGGCAGAGCGCCGGCTTGAAATGACTATCCAGAACATGCGCATCAACCATGCGGCGGTTTCGGCTACTCACTGCTGCGATTGCGGGGAAGAGATACCAGAACAGCGCAGGGAGGCGGTGGCGGGGTGTCAGCGCTGCGCTGATTGCCAGGAAGAGTTTGAAGAACGTGGTAAGCACCGGAGGTGATATGGCGTCAGACAAACCGATAACAGCTCAGCAGGCCGCCGACTTACTCATCGTGTCGGCGCGGGTAATCTACCGCCTGATTGAGTCAGGAGAACTCGCCGGCCGCAAGGTCGGCAACAAGTACAGAACGACCGAAGCGGCATGTATTGCGTATTTGTCATCCCCGCAGGAAACTAAACGAGCGAACGCGGGTGAGCATAAAGGAGATATTTTATGTCCATCACCCTCAGAGGCGGCATGTGGCACTGTCATTTCTTTACGCCGTCAGGGAAAAGAGTTAGGCGATCTCTTGGCACGGGGGACAAAAAGCAGGCGCAGGAGCTCCACGATAAGCTAAAGGCTGAAGCATGGCGGGTTGACCAGATCGGCGACCTGCCTGTCAGAACCTTCGAAGAGTGCTGTATCCGGTGGCTGCGGGAGAAAGATCACAAGCGGTCGCTGGATGATGACAAAACAAAAATAGAGTTTTGGCTGCAGCATTTTTCCGGCCGTGATGTATCGAAAATAACGGTGGAGGAAATTCACGAAGCCGTTAACGGGATGATCAACCGTAAGCACCTGCAGGTGTGGGAGAGTAAACGTGATGCCGCGTTGAGGAAGGGAAGGCCGGTTCCGGAGTACAAGCCACGGCAGGTTTCTCAGGCGACGAAGGCGCAGCACCTTTCCTTCATTAGGTCCTTGCTCAGGGCCGCGGCGAATGACTGGGGCTGGATAAAAACGGCGCCAGTTATCAAAACCCGCAAGCCAATCAGTAAGCGAATACGGTGGCTGACCAGAGAAGAAGCTGAACGGTTGATCGAGTGCATGCCGGAGAGCATTAAGCCAGTGGTGATATTTGCACTGGCAACCGGTCTGCGCCGCTCAAACATCATCGGGCTTGAGTGGCAGCAGGTCGATATGCAGAGAAAGGTTGCATGGGTAAATCCGGAGAACGCAAAAGCGGGCAAGGCGATTGGCGTAGCTCTGAATGATACCGCATGCAGGGTGTTAAGGGATCAGATAGGGAAGCATTCCCGATGGGTATTCGTTCACACGACGGCAAAACATCGCCCGGATGGAACGCTGACGCCCGCCGTGAGAAAAATGCGAGTGGATGACAATAACGCCTGGCGCGCCGGACTGAAAAAAGCGGGGATAGAGGATTTCCGTTTTCACGACCTCCGGCATACCTGGGCGAGCTGGTTAATCCAGTCCGGTGTCCCGCTTTCTGTTTTGCAGGAAATGGGCGGATGGGAGAGCATCGAGATGGTGCGCCGATATGCTCACCTGGCACCGAACCATTTGACCGAGCACGCACGGAAAATTGACGCCATTTTTGGCGCTAGCGACACAAATACGACACAAGGAGGAAATCAGGCTGGACTAAAACTTGCGTAAGTGATTGTTTCTTAATGGTACGCCCTACAGGGTTCGAACCTGTGACCTACGGCTTAGAAGGCCGTTGCTCTATCCAGCTGAGCTAAGGGCGCATTGAGAAGCGAGCTTCATGATGTGCAATCGCCGGAATTATACGGTCCACGCCTGATGAGTCAATGTATTTTGCCGCGAAACTGCGCTTGCCTGTGCAGGCTGGCGGCTTATGCCGCAAAAGCAGTATAAAGTTTATCCAACCTTATGTTTCTGCACGTTAACTTTTCTTCGGCTCCCGGGCTCCTTTTTGCGCCATTCGCAGCGCGGTCAGGCCCGTTTTTCAGCCGCCGTAACGCCAAAGAAAGATAAAATCTTAAACGAAGACTGACAGCGGGGCTGGCTTCTGACAAAATATCGCCATCCCCCTTTCGTAAAGATACAGATGGAATCCTCTCTCTGATGGCAGCAAAAATTATTGACGGTAAAACGATTGCGCAGCAGGTACGCTCTGAGGTTGCGGAAAAAGTGAAGGCGCGCGTTGCGGCCGGATTTCGTGCTCCAGGGTTAGCCGTCGTGCTGGTCGGCAGCAACCCGGCATCGCAGATTTATGTCGGCAGCAAGCGCAAAGCGTGTGAAGAGGTAGGCTTCGTCTCCCGCTCGTACGATCTCCCGGAAACCACCAGCGAAGCGGAGCTGCTGGAACTTATCGACACCCTGAATGCGGATAGCGCCATCGACGGCATTCTGGTCCAGCTGCCGCTGCCCGCCGGCATTGATAATGTCAAAGTGCTGGAGCGCATTTCGCCGGACAAAGACGTTGACGGTTTCCACCCGTATAACGTGGGCCGTCTGTGCCAGCGCGCGCCGCGTCTGCGTCCGTGCACGCCGCGTGGGATCGTCACGCTGCTTGAGCGTTACAACATTGATACCTACGGCCTGAACGCGGTGGTCATTGGCGCCTCCAATATTGTCGGACGCCCGATGAGCATGGAGCTGCTGCTGGCAGGCTGCACCACCACCGTCACCCACCGTTTTACCAAAAACCTGCGTCATCACGTCGAAAATGCCGACCTGCTGATCGTGGCTGTCGGTAAACCGGGCTTTATTCCGGGCGAATGGATTAAAGAAGGCGCGATCGTGATCGATGTCGGCATTAACCGCCTGGAAAGCGGCAAAGTGGTCGGCGATGTGGTCTATGAAGATGCCGCCGCGCGCGCATCGTACATTACGCCGGTTCCCGGCGGCGTCGGCCCGATGACCGTAGCCACCCTCATTCAGAACACGCTGCAGGCGTGTGAAGAGTATCACGATATTCAGGAGGCCTGA